TATGCCAGTTATGATACTGGCAATCGGGGATGCAAGAATCGAACTTGCGTTTCTGCTTCCCAAAAGCAGCGTGATACCATTTTACTAATCCCCGGTACAGAAGTAATTATACTACTTCTTGTGCCCCCTGTCAAATGGTTCCCAGTGTTCCCATCCATATTTGTGAACTGCCCACATTCCGAGGATAGGAACAAATACCAAGCACCAAGACATAAACCCCAATGCTACAGGGTTTTGCATTATATGTCTAATGAGGATAAGCATTTTGTATACCCCAAGTAATAAACAATCCCATTGAAGTAAAAAGTAGTAATGATTTTAGTATCATTTGTCTTTCCATGTTTCCCAAGGATCAGAGTTATGTAAACAGGATTGTGGATGCATCCAATCTTCTTTATGTGCTTGCAATTCCAACTTTAATTTTTCATTCTCAATCTCAAGCATAAAAATTTTATCTTTGAGTTTTTCAATTTCTATCTTTAAATTCTTCATAGCATTTTCGAAAATAAACATCGACTTTTCTAAGATCATCTAAATGAATATCACAGACATAATTATGTTCATCACACCATTCCAATGCAAGGTAATGAAAGTCTTCTTCTCCCATAACCCTCTTGATCCCATAGGAACGGACAAAAGATGACATTATAAAATTCCAACATTTAATATTAGTGTGCTGTTCCATTGCCGTCATAATCGTCAGAATCGTAGTAGTTATTTTCACCTTTTCTTATCCCAAAATAAATGGTAGCACATACAAATGGTAGTGCTCCCCAAAGCAAAACATCAGCAAAAATCATTTGAAAAACACCTTTAATCCAAAAGAAGTTCTTCCATCTTCAATTTTTTCTATTGCAGCAAGATGTTCGGCATAAATTTTAAAATCTTTACCATATTCTACACCTAATGATACCAGTGGACCATCGAAATTATCATTATTATCAAAATCAGAATTATTAATGCTGATACCAGAATAAACAGTAAGGTCATTAATTGGTGCAAGAAATTTAACACCAGTATGATTTATACCTGGATAATCTTTACATTGCATGGGCGATGAAATATGTTCAGCAAACAATCTAATGTTTGTATGAATGTCATATTCAATACCAAAAGAACCCATAGGTTCTTCAAAGTTTATTTGGGCATTATTATCCCAAGGATCAACATTAAGTGCAACATATGTTCTAACCGATTCTGGTGTGACTTCACCAATCATAATTGTTGCAGCAGTTGCTAGCAAAGTGTTTACTCCGACACAAATACTCATCTTACTTCATGACCTCCAAACATTGCTCTCATACCATTCAGGACTTTGTTTGCGAATCGTCCAAGGTTTCTTGATCCGAAGCGTTCATATAATGCAGTAGATATAACAGGTGCGGGTACACCAAGATCCACAGCAGCGTGAACAGTCCAACGACCCTCACCACTGTCTGATACTCCTCCATCGAACTTGCTAAGCTCTCTATCGCCCCGTAAAACATCAGCGGTAAGATCAAGTAACCAAGACCCAACCACAGAACCACGACGCCATAACTCAGCCACCTCAGAAACGTCAATATCATAGCAATAATCTTTTGGATTGTCCATTGGAGCAACTTCAGCATCACCTGCAGCAACGTATGCTGCACCAGAATTTGCTTCATGCAAGATATTAAATCCTTCTGCATATGCTTGCATGATTCCGTATTCAATTCCATTGTGTACCATCTTTACAAAATGACCTGCTCCTGAATCGCCACAATGCAACCAACCTAACTCAGATTGCCTCACGAAATCGCCATCTCTAGTCCTTGGGGCAGCGGTAATTCCTGGGGAGAGTGCATTAAAAATGGGCGCACAAGTGGCGACTGCAGTATCTCCGCCCCCAACCATAAGACAGTATCCACGCTCCAGACCATAAACACCACCACTAGTACCACAGTCAATATACGCGATGCCGAATTTAGATAACCGTTCTGCCCTGCGTCGAGAGTCTTTAAAATTGGAATTGCCATGATCAATAATAATGTCGCCTTCACGACAATATCGTAATAAGTCATTGATTGTATCCTCTACAGTTTCTGCTGGCACCACCATCATAAACACTCCTGGTTTTCTGTTAGAAGTTTTATAACTATGCACTATTTGAACAAGGCTTTCCAGAGAAGTGGTACATCCACTAATATAACCCTTCTCATATTGTTCATTAGCTTTTTCATAGTTGTTTCTATAACCCCATACTTCGTGTCCGTTTTTGATGAGACGGCGGGACATACCTTCACCCATTCGTCCCAATCCAATAATCCCTACTTTCATTTGATTAATTCCATTGCTTTATGTAGTTCCTGATAATGCTGAATTTCGTCATTCATTATATGCCAAATATCTTTATCATTCCAATCCTGATAAGTCAGGTAATGTGCGTATGTCTCAGCAGCGTGCATTTCTATTTCATACGACAAATGGTATGCAGACTTAGGAGCCAACCAATAATAAACCACATTGATCCAATAATAGACAAGAACGAGGTGTCTGGCAAAGAAACGATCAATCCAATAAGTATTACCACCCCTACTTTCCATATATTCCAAATGTTCTGTTTCATTGACTGTTTGTGCAAAGTGCTCTTTCATCAAATATAAATGTTCTGGACCCTTTAATCCTAAGGATTCTCTTAAATGTAAAACACTCAAAAAAGCAAAATAAGGTGCTCTTGCTATTTCTTCTAAAACCCAAAACCTTTGAAAAAATCTACCCCTATAAAAATAATCGATAATTGAAATTGTAACTGATAAAACATAGTTGTTAAAGGATTTCATAAATCTCCTCCGTTTTTAATTCCAATAATATAACCAAGAAGTATTCCACTCAACCATGCAATATAAAGATAAAGCACAGTAGAAACAAATTCAAAAAACTCACTCAACTCCATAGTCTTCATCCTCCTCATATAAAGGACAAGGTTCTTGAAATAGATAATCTATTTTAAGTTGATTAGCTCTTTCTATAAGTTTTTTGTAAAACTCTTTTTTTTCATCCTCGTTCATTTATCTCTTAATAAGTTCTCTAATTGTTTACGAGCATTATTCATCTTATGCTTTTCACGTTCGGAATGTCTATATCCATTCTTTTCATGAAAAATAAAGTGACCTTGACAGAACATGGTTATCCCAAAAATTAATGCAAGGACTATGCCTATCCATTCTAAAATTATAATGTTATTTTCAACCATGGCAGTAAAGGTGGTATTACTCCAATGAGTCTAAGAAGACCCTCAGCAAAAAGTGCAAGAACAACCCAACCAACACACATACTGATAATTCCAGCATTACGATTATGTTTTCGTATGGCATTATCAATCATCTCCTGCACTTCACTACGACTTACATAATCATTATATGGATCCATCATTCCGATTCTCCAATTTATCTCCAAGAATTTTTGATAAAGGATCAATTTCACCCTTTACAATTGCACATGCTCTCGTATAAAACATATTGTTTGTATTTCCAGATTCTTCGAAAGTCTTTTTGACTCTCACCCAATTATTATAGGTGTGTTCGTCCATAAGATTTTATTTGAAATACTTACTAGCTATACTAGTCAGTATTTCAAAAGTGTCAACTTTGTGTTGATATGCACAAAGTGTTTAAGAAATTATAAAGTTTTTTAAACGGAGAGTGAGAGAATCGAACTCTCAAGGGCTTTAACACCTCGACGCTTTTCAAGAGCGGTTCCGTCACCTATCGGATTGACTCTCCTTGTTCATCGAACCTCAAAGTCCAATTTACGAACTTTGCGTTGTCGTCTTTGTTCTTGCCACTCAATATCTTGTTGTGACAAAACTCCTTTTTTATTTTGGGATTGATAGGAGTTTAGCATAACAATATTCGACAAGTCAAGTGCAGAAATTTTATCTCCACGTATTGTTGCCATATTTGGACAACCACAAGAAACTGTTTTATTCTGATGCCCCTCCAACTCCCTACCACAGGAGCGGCATCTAATTTTTATATTATCCATTGTATTGTTCTAAACTTCTTCAGTTTTTCAATTATTTATCTAATATATATTCCACAGTATTAGCAACATCATTCATTGCCTCTCTCAAATCTGGTTGCTGACCAGAATGACACTTGGAAGAAGTAGGTGAACCTTTGATAATTTCTTCACAAAGAGTCCATCTCCATTGCCCCATACTTTTAGAATACCATAGATTAATCTTCATTAAAATTTTCCCGACCAATCAACTTATATATTCTCTGCATCTCACAAGTCATCTGTATATTTTCTTTTTCCAACTGCTCTATACGATACTCTAAATGCTCTATAACATCATAGAGATTAGTAAAAGTTTCTTTTTTAATTTTCTTTTTCATCAATCATAAACTCCAACATAACTCCTACACAACTCTTTATTCTTTTTACAAAACTGAAAAACATAAGAGTCAGCATCAATTTCCATAGAATGATGTGCCTGATTATGAAGAATTCCAATTAAAAATAAAGATCCACATATCATTAAATTGATATGAGTAATTGGAGATAAGAAAATCTGTTTGATTATTTTCATAAAAAAAGGGGT